ATTTTTTTTTGGAAAGTTTTGTAAAAATGTTTTAAATTTGTCCAGGAAAATAATAAAATTTATGCCTTGATATCTTAAGAATTTACAAATATCTTGCCATCGCCCATCTCCTTCTATCTTAGAAATACAATGATGTACCCAAGCAGACATTGACATATCTCGCATTTCCCCTGTTTTATAATATCTAACCATTAATGCACATTCTTTAACATATTTAGCCTGACTATTATGAGCTAAAAATGCTCGTGCATTACTATCTGTGTCAGCCATTTTAGCATAATTGTATGCAATAAGACTTTCATCAAGATAATCTTGATCATAAGCCCATTGAATCATAGTAGATAGGTCAAATTGCACACTGTCAGCAGTTTGATGCTGTATCATAGTCTGTGCTAAAATCCAGTCAGGATAGTCTCCAACAGTATATACATTAGGATTTATACTTCCTTTATACCAAAATACAGCCGCTGGAGTGCTTCTTATTTTAGGTGGTTCCAGCAGCATGTGCTTTTCATTAACTTGCAACATAGAAACCAGCAATCTTTCAACTGTCTCTCTACTTTTACCAACATTAAAACAACACAAATACAAAGACATTGGAGTATATGTTTGTAACCATAGATAAGAACAATGTTGTTGTAGCAATTGCTTAGACGCGTCTATGAGGTCATCTTTAGCAGCATAAACAGTCACAACCCAATGCTTACAGCATGTTTTGTTACTTTTAAACTGCCGTGTTAGTTCCGTATAGCTAACCCCATACGCTGCTTTAAATTTACTTAACAAAACTGCTTTAACATTATTGCATCTTAACAAGTCTTTATAATGTCCCGGTTCTACACCACCCTGGGATGCCGGCGCTGGAGCGCTCGCCGGTACCTCCACCTCTTGAGTAAAATCTTCAACTTCATTTAGGGATAACTCCAGTCCGCTGTCTTGCTCCACAAATAACCTCCTTTTAGACTTATGCCCAGGCGACAGATTGATAGACTGCAAACGTGGACTAAGCTGCTCAACAGCTTTCGGACTGAAATACTTTCGTTTTAGGTACTGTATTTGCTGCTCACATTCCTCACTCTCCTGTTGACATAGCAATTCGCGGGAATTTCCCTGAGCAGCATCCTCCTCATCATTTATTAAATCAGACACATCTGTGTCTGCACCTTCTTCAAATAATTTTTCCAAACTATCATCTAAGTCACTATCATCTGAACACGCAGCTTCTAATATAAACCATTCACTACAGCCTTCTTTAGCATCAGTACCTTTATCGTCCGCCATTGCGAATCTCCTCTCGGCAGCTAGGACACACAAGCTTCAGTTCTCCCAGGAGCAAACTTTGAAAATCTCGAATGGATGTATCGGTGGCTAGTACATAAAGCTTCAGTTTTGCATCACAACCCCCACAAAACACTACAATCTTGTAAGGAGTATACACAGGCTCCTCCTCTGCCACTGATTCTTGTACTTCTTCTGGAAGGTCAGGCAGCTCTTCGTTGCAATGCAGGTCAATGGGCAGGACAAGCTCTTCAAGAACTATATCACAAAGGGTAGCTTGTTTCCCAATCATTCTATTGCCTTACAATGCCTGCACCTTCCCTTCCAATGGTTTCTAACCTTGTGAAATGCCTGATTTAAGCAACAGATATCCAATTTTTCTATCAAATCAAGAAACTTTAAGCAGTATTGGCAGCGAATAGGAATTTCACCTATAGGTTTTTGCTCCAACTGCTCTATATCTCTACCATAAACAGTTCCTTGGTAATATTGTTGATACTCAAATTGTGCAGATGCAAATGCACAACCACCACAGCAAGCAAATACAAAATCTTCTTCAGTCCAAATTAAGTGAAGAAATTTATAGTCAAATTGTCTCAACTCTAAATAGGTTAGAAACCGGTTGCAAAATCTGCAAGGCACTAATAAATCTTCTATTGGTACAGTGAGTTTATCACTGAGATGTTGTACGGTCAGTGGTCGTGGCTCCATGAATACCTTAGCACAGCACATCCTTCTTAAATACATAATGTAGTTCCTGAAGCATAAATTACCACAAGCGGTTGCATGTATTTTTGGCTAATGATTGTTGTGAACCACAATCGTTACTATGAATAACAAATGAACGCCTACGGTCAGAAAATAAAAGTCTTACCGTTATCGGTGCAGTAAAGGTGCCAAAAGATGTCTTGCCAAGACTGCAAAGCTTTGGCGGTTGCTCCAGGTGCAAGATGGTATCTGCACTGATTCCAATCTTACCTCAAGGAATTTATAATCTGATTAACCGGGTGCGGTCGCTGTGTTGACTTGTTCGGTTTAGTCACGAAGAAGTTCAAAAAATACTTCACATACCAAATTAGTTAACAAATTTTATTGAAAGACCGAAAACGGTTGCAGTTAAACTTTTCTTCTTTTTACAGTTTTAGAACTTTTGCGAGGTAGAGATCGTTTCAAAGTACGTGTTCTAGCTGTGCGTAACCCTGCTTGAAACAAAAATTTACGTCCTAGAGGATATTGATCCAAATCTAATGATAATTTTTCTGTCATATCAACATTCCAAAATGAATATCCACCAAAAGGATCTTCCTTTTCTGTTTCTTGAACTGCATCTGGACATTTTGTAGCTTTTGAATTAAGGTAACGATATGTGTCATGCACTGCATTATCTGGTGTTGGAACAAACCCTAGTTGCCAGTTTTCTAATATACCTGAATTCATAGCATTAATCTGGGTTAGCACCTCAGCCTCTAAGGGTACCCTACATAACTGTAATATAAATGATAATTGATATTCTTCTACATGTCTCATATATTCCCTGATATTTTTAGCATCATATTTTGCTGTACTTAAGTCTTCACTAGTAACACTGATTGTAAAATTAGTATTACGGGTGTTGTCTGCTACAGTAACAAACATCTGATTATTCCACAGAATACCATTATTATGACCTTGTGCACGTTTTAACCAAAAGGGCCTATTAAATAATTGTGCATCAGATGTCACTAAGGAGCCACTAACAGTCGGAAAGTATGTAGAGTTTTCCAATGTGGCAGGTGGATTTGCTGGTAAGTAATATTTATGGTCCTGATTAACTGTAGCATCTGGTATTAAATCACCCACTGCCCCTCCGCGTACAAAATAATGCCTTGCATAACATTGTTCTCTGCGAGCAAAGAAAAAGCAAGAGTCTCCATAAACATCATTGGACATAGTTAAAAAATCAGGATATTTACAAATTTCATTAACAATGTCCACACTAACGTCTGACTTATTAAAACTTAATGTTTTGTTGTTAATATTGCCAAATCCTATATCAAACATATCGCCATCTTCTATAACACTGTTTTTTAATTCTAATGGAGGGCAAAGGCCTAATTGACTTCCTGCATCTTTACATACTGGAGCTGTATCCCAATACTCCCCTAAACAGGGGGTGCAGCCTATCACAAACATTTGCACTTGCTTAGGATCAAATGATATATTCCTCCTATCATCACTTGTTCCTTCCAGACGTTCTGCAGAATTTTCGGAATCTCTAAGTTTATTAAACAGTGGATGTCCTGTGGTGCCTACACCTAAAGGTTGGCCTCTTCCTATTTCAATACCTTTACAGGCCCACACCAAACGATATTTGTCTGGATCATGTATTGTCATGTCTGCTAATGCAAATTTGTTAGGGTCAGGAAATGTAACTCTAAAGGCCCTATACTGATTGCCTGAAACCTTTGGTACTTCAATCTTGTCGCCTTCTTGGGAGCGAACATCAAAATAGGGATGGCCTACAGTTAACAATCTATCACTGGTTGCATGGTAATAGATGTCAGTTCTTTCCACATACTCGTCCGTACTTTGCACTCGAGCTACCGGTGGTGTGGGAGGCAAATATATCTTACCAGATGCTGGGAGCCACAGGGTCATCTGAAAAACATTATAAATATTTGCGTTTGCGCTTTTTCCACCGTAAACTAGGATGTAAATAAAAGTCACCAGAGGTATCTGTAATATGTACAATAACAGCAGGTACATCTGGTGTAGGATATATTATAGTTGGTCTGTCATATGATTCAGGATATACCACTTGAAAACCTTGTGTATCTTGTATATACACTACAGTGTCTCTAGGTGACTCAAACCTAGGTATGGTAATGGAAGTATTACCCCTTTGAGGTGACCCAAATACTAATTGTGAATTCGAAAAGTCCTCTATACCATTATCTAGTAATAAATCAGCAGAATTAAAGTCACTAATATTGGTATCCTCTGCAATATCTTCTGATACAATATCTTCTGGAATATTATCAATATTAACGTCTGCAATAGTTGTTTCTAAAGGCTCTTGGATTATAGAAGCATCACCTGAATGTTCACCTAGTAGCTGCATTTCTATTGGATCTTCCATATTTATACTACTAACATCTCTAAAAAAATGCACTCTAGAGCCAATTTGAGTGCCACTGCGAGTTGCCATAGTAGCTCGGCGACCCAATCTACTAACACGGACACGGCCCTCAGCAGATTCAGATAATACAGGCCTTCCCAATTCTGCTATATCCAAAAAATCTCTATTTGGTGGTTCTTCTATTTCAGCAATGTCTCTATCAAATATTTGGGTAACTTCCTCATCAAATACAGGGTTATCGAACTGGAAACGAACCAATTTTGAAGGTGCGGACAGAAATAAAGGATCCTCAACATTAACTTGTTGAGTTAGACGCCTATTGTATAAAGTTCTGCGTAGATTTCTAAATTGTCTTCCAAGTGTTTGTAAAGGTGTGCTTGTTCTACGTGGTGGTGTAGGTTCCTCTATTTCAAAGCTGTATCTAGGTGACAAAGGCTGCAATTCAATTTCCTCTCGTGATCCACCTATTTGTTGACCTCCTGAACCTTCAAAAACTAATACCTGGTCTGCAAGAGAGGATTCACCTGATGTTGGTGTAGACTGAGATATAATCTGAAAGGAGGGATTATGATACTGGGTACGAGTGACACGTGTTCGTACTGGTGGACTAGGATCTGCTACCTCCAATATAGCACTTGAGTGTCGGCCACCAGAAACAATTGGGGTATCTATTTCAACAGTATCAGTAGGTACAGGGTGTATTTCAGCTATAGTTTCTATCTCACCAGGTAAAAGGTCAGCTGTGCTACCAGTCTCTGTTAATGATACTATTGATGGTGCTGCAGGGTCAATTGGTGCCACTGAGTCAACTGGTATTAATTCAGCTGGACCAATTACTTCAGGTATGACCCCGGGGCGGACCACTGTAGGTGTTGCGCCCACACGCACACCTGGGCCTTCACCCAAGGGGACATATCCTGTGGCACCACCTGTACCTTTACCTGTACTTATTCCAAGCCCACCAAAAAACACACCAACACTGCCATATTTTAATATTTTGTCAGCCAAGGTATTTTGCTCGACTTTATTAATAACATCAGGAGGGCAATTGCCAGAGGCTTTGCAGCCTCTATATATATCTGTCACAGACGCCCGTTTAACTCTTCGCGCCCGCGCCATTTTGTTAGTAGCAAAGCATATAAGTTAGTATGAAATGTATAGCACTGTTAGTGTGTTATAAAATCTATAAATCATCAAATTGTCCATAGGACCATTCTACACCATATGGTAATTTAATCTTTTCTAAACATAACTCTCTCTCCTCCTCTGTGTAAAATGCTATAAGCATTCTTGAGCGGCCCACCCTATCATTAGAATCTCCTTCAACCCAGGACCATGTTGTACTGACAAAGCGAAAGCCACCAGCATGTTTTTTCCTAAATCTATAGCGAAAGCATTTTAAAGTGTTTGCATCTCCGCGCAATAGAATTACTGGGGGGTCCTTAGCTTCTGCCAATAATCGCGCAATTCTCCCACTATGTTGTCTACCAACAGATCGAACTGCTGTTCCCACTTCGTCAGGAGCAACGCCGCCCCCGGTAGAATACCCTCTTGTTCTGGACCGTGACCGTGACCGGGACCTGGTGATGGGCCCCCCTCCACTGCGCCCTCCCCTGTCCCTGTTGGGGGAACTGGAGGATCCTCTGGAGGAGGATCTTCGGGTTCCCTCCCCTCCCCGACGCCTGGAGCTTCGGGACCTTGATCTGCTTTTTCTCCTCCTTGTTGCTGTTTTTTGTCTTTGTGTTTCTCGGTGTTTTTGCCGCCTGGTGGTGGCTGTAGGGCTAGATGCTTTTCGTCCGAATCGTCTGTTTGATGTCCGTTGGTTGGGCACGGGGGTGGGAGACCGAAGCGTCGGCCCGGATACGGAGTTGTTGGAGGGCTCCGCGTCTCCAACTGGCGGCGTAGAACTAGTAACAGGGGTAAACACAACATCTTTATTAACATGCACTTCCCACTGGTTTGTAGTACTAAACCTTTTAGCATCTTCCTCAAAACGTATATAATAATTCTTAAAATGTCCCTCCATATAATAGGCTCCGGTATAATCCACTTGTCCTTCTACTTTTTCCCATGTATCCTCCTCTGTCTGATAATAGATATATGTCCATACAGTATACAGCATAAGATTTTCTGGATTGCCATCAAAATATACTTCCACACTTTTAGGTCCTTTTTTAAAACAATCCATAGGAGGACTCCTAACTGTTTCCAAACTAGTCTCCACTAATGTCCAAGGCTCCTCTGCATACTTAGATTTTTGTAAACTTTCCAATAATAGTCCCATAGCTATAGCATCTTTTGCTTTTATTTCTGATGTGGCCAGTGGAGGGACCGGTTGATAGCCCAAACGCATGATGCCATGTTTCCTTGCATAATGAAATAAAATTTGTTCTTGTCTTAAAAGTTTCCAATGCTGAATTTGTGTTTCCAAAGTCTCTACACCTGATTCATACAAGTCCATTAAAGTCTCTTGTAGTGCATTGAAACGGGCGCTGAGTGCTTCCATTTTCTCCCTCGTCTTCTTGGTCACTTAGCTCTAATTGTGTCCAAAGCCTTTTGAAAAAAGATGCCCAGCTTTGGTCAGTAAGATTAAACATTGGTTTATTATTTGTATCAAACGGGAATTTGTTAGGAAATTCAAATTCATATATTCTACTATGCAAATATGGATATTTATTTTCTTTTTTAAGACTCATATTGGATGTAATAAGTAATGGAGGAAACTTCATTTGACATGGAGCCCTATGTTTAATATCCAAACATACAGTATTACCATCCAGCCCATTTCTCAGAAACTTATCAATGTAATGCCAACAAACATCTGTGGCATCATCTAATAGGGCTATTTTTGCATTCGATAAAGGTTGCAACCAAAATTGACTTTTGTAATTAGCAAAAGAAACTACATTACCTTTTAGAGCCTGTATTAATGACATAGTAAACATAGATTTGCCTGTATCTGGCGGTCCATGTATAAGTAAACAATTTTTTTTTGGAAAGTTTTGTAAAAATGTTTTAAATTTGTCCAGGAAAATAATAAAATTTATGCCTTGATATCTTAAGAATTTACAAATATCTTGCCATCGCCCATCTCCTTCTATCTTAGAAATACAATGATGTACCCA